CTATGTCCAGAGTGCTTAGAGTATTGCGACTGGGAGGATGAAGAAGAAGAAAACGAAGAAACAACAACAACACCAAAAAACCCAAATAATGACTAACCTACAATTTATCGAAGAACTCGACTTTTTATTAAACGAAGTATTCTATTACACTCGACAAGACGGAATGATTGTCTCTGGAACTATGTCTAAAGATTATGATACAGCCTATGGCGTTTACTCTAATCTTATCAAAGGTAATCCAAAGAGCCAAGAAAAAGTTTTATTCGAGGTACTAATCCCATCAAAATAAACAAATGAACCAAAAGCTAACCCTTGAACAAAAGAAGAAAGGCATCAAAGAAGAGTTTACTTATGTAAACAGCAACGGCAGAATCTCAAAACAATACACCTACAAAGGCATGATTATCAAATGGGATAACATGATACTAAATGGTAAATGGTTTTACTGGAGACATAGCTATTACGCCTCACTTGACGCTACAGTACAAGGAATAGACCGACACTTAAAAATTTATAACAAAAACAAATAAACATGGACAACCAAGAAGTAGAATTAGTAGAAAAAACATTGACACCTATTTTCCCTTGTGAGTGGTGCTTTAAGTTTGGCGATAATGAGCCACAAGTATTCGCAGCAACTAATGAAAAGATAGATGGCCAAGAACCAGCTATTAGATTAGTACTTGCTAATACAGAAGAAACAACTGTAACATTCCAGGACGGAGATAAGGCGTTCACATTATTCTGCAGACCATTAACAGAAGCAGGACAAGTATTAATTAACCAAAACAACCAATTACAAGATGATTCAAGTAACGGATTATAGAGCAATGCTGAGACATGGAGATATGAAAAAAATCTGTGCTATCACTGGACTTTCACCATATCTATTAAAAACAAGATTAGATAAGCACGATTACGAAACAGTTGAGATAGTAAAAACTTACTACGCAAATAAGTTAGAAGCACTTAAAAACCAAATCAATGACTACAGCGAAATTTAGAATGACACGCAAGTCTTTACTAAGACCAAAAAACTATGAGGTAGACAATGTAATAGTAGAAAATGTAATTAATAATGCGGCTAAGGTATTTAATATAAAGCCTATTATGGTTACAAATAAAGGAAGATATAGAGATAATGTACTTGCACGAAATATGTGCTTTTATATCCTTCATGTTCACTATAAACAAAAATCTGCTCAAATAGCACCTTACTTTAAAAGAGATAGAACTACAGTTTTACATGGCATAAACACTTTTGCAAATGATGTTGAAGTAGTGCCATATTACATGGAGAAATATCAAGAAGTAAGAAAAAATATTAAAGTACCTAAATTATATTTAGACAAATAAAAACCAACACTATGTATTCTACATTTAACGAACTACCAGAGCAAGAAAAAAAACTATTCGCAGCTAAGATTTTACACGAAGTAAATTATAGCCAAGAGTCTTATAACCTATTAAACAGATTGTTAAACTATTGGGAACGCACTCCAGTAGTAGAAGCATCTTATTTTAATCAACCAATCAACACAACCAAAAAACTTAATTATGAGCACAGAACTAACTAATCAACCGAGATTTGATTTAATTAACTCGGACTCGATGCTAAACTTATCTAAAGATTTAGCTAAACTTATCAAAGAAAAAGGATTGTCAAGCAACATTCAAGGAAAGCAATTCGTTAATGTTGAAGGATGGCAATTCGCTGGAGCTTCTTTAGGGTTAATGCCGATTATCACAGAAACTACGGACTTAACTCGAAGAGGCACAGAACCTGGTCAAGTAGAAATTAAGTACATGGCTAAGTGCGAAGTACGAAATATTAATACTGGTCAGTTAGTAGCCACTGGAGTAGCAATCTGTAGCAACTTTGAGCATAGCAAAAAAAGATTCGATGAGTATGCAATCTTATCAATGGCACAGACAAGAGCAATCGGTAAGGCGTATCGTAACTTACTTGCATGGTTGATGAAAGCTGCAGGATTTGAAGCTACACCAGCAGAAGAGATGGACTTTGCACCAGCAGAGGCACCTAAAAAACCTTCTCAAACAGTACAAGAAGTTGTAGCAGAAATAGTAGAAGAAGAAGAGGTGGATATTGATGCTATTAAGATGGAGATTGCTAAATGCACTAAAGTAAAACAACTAACTGATTTATACTTTGGCTATAAGCAGTTATTTGATAGCAACGAGATGTTAAAGAGATTATTGTCCATGAAAAAAGAAAACCTAACCAAAAAATAAAACTATGAGTTTAGAATTATTACCAAAAGTAGAACTTAGTTCTATTGAACCATCAAAGTTTAGCATTGAGTTGCTAAAACAAACTATCGTACAGCATTTTAGAGAGACTGGCGATAACCCACTTGAGATGCTTGTTAAGGCAGAGGCTATCATTCAGCTTTTAGATGGCATTAGAGCCGATTTAAAAGAAGATGTGGTAGATATACTTACAACGCATCCACAAGGCAAAGCAGAGGTCTTAGGAGCAGAAGTTAGTAAGTTTGAATCTGGAGTAAAGTATGCTTATGATGGAGACTATACTTGGCTTAAAATGAACCAAGAATTAGAAGCTATTAAATTTAAGCAGAAAGAAAGAGAATCTTTACTAAAGACAATCAAAGAACCATTGGTTGACCCAGAGACTGGAGAGATGATTTACCCAGCTCCTAAGTATAGCACAACCACATTTAAAATCTCACTAAAAAAATAATATGAACCAACCAACAATGAACAATGAGCAGTTTGCTCTATGGGTAGCTTTAAGTCAAGGTATGGACAATGCTCTGTTTCAAAGAGCAGATGACATTCTAAAATGGCTTAATAAAGACATCAAAAAACCTGCAACACCTATTACGCCTAAAGGCAAATAGTAAACTTATACCACCTCAAGATATTAAATATTTTATAACAATAAATAGTAATTAGGGAACTTGGGGTGGTTATTTTAATCTTTATCTATGAACAAAACACTAATATTTATCTATGAGTTAGTAAAGTTTATACTAATTTCATTGCCCTTAGCATTTACCATACTATTTACAGCAAACCTTATTTACGAACTAAAACGCATTTTTAATGGGATTAGATTTAGAACCAAGAGGATTCGAGAACTCTATTAAGGTTAGGATGATTTACCTTGATAACAAAGAAGAAGAGCAATTTATATCCATAGCAGCAGCAAACAGAAAGACTAACATTAACGCACAAGCAATACGAGAAGCACTTAACCCACTACAAAAGAAAAGATTTACCTATCAAAATCGATTAGTAGTGTTTCGTATTAAAAAATAACCTTATGTCACAATTTTACACAACAATAATTCATCCAATAAGGAAGCATTTTAGCTTGTCTTGTAATGATTACTGCGTATTAGATACGATTATGCGTATGCAGAATAACGAATCGCATTGGTGCTATATGTCTAAAGATACCATGGCAAACGATTTAGACCTATCAAAACAAGCTGTTCTAAACATAATTACTAAGTTAGTAGAGAAAGAACTTATAGTCAAAAATCCAGCCACTAAACACCTTAAAGTTTCAGTATTGTTTTTAGAGTATTTAAACGACTACAAAAAGTTTACCGATGGTAAAGAAACTTTACTTGAACGGTCAAAAAACTTTACCGAAACTGGTAAAAAAACTTTACCTAACAATAATACTAACAATAAGAATACATTTATTAGGCCATCAGTAGAATCAATAAGTGCTTATGCTAATGAATTAGGATTTGTTATGGATGCAAATCAATTTTATGACCATTATGAAGCAAGAGGATGGATGATTGGTAAAAATCCTATGAAGGATTGGAAGGCAGCAGTAAGAACTTGGAAAAGAAACAGTAGTAATTTTAGCAACAATTTACCTATACAAACAACTAAAATCAGCCTTAAATAATGGAATTAGTAACACTACCACAGAGCAGAGAATTAGAGAAAATAGTACTTGGTGCAATTTTAATGGATAAAAGAACATTGCCATTAGTTGTTGGACACCTAAAAACCGAAGTATTTTATGACTTAGGACACCAAAAAATCTTTGACGTAATAAAAAAAATGTATGATTTTGGAATTTATGTAGACATAACTACCCTAAACCAAAGACTTAAAGATGATGAGGCATACAAAGAATTAGGAGGTGCATTTTACCTATCTAAGTTAACTGATAATGTAACTGGAACACACAATGTTAATAGCCATATTGAGATGCTTATTGAGATTTACAAGAAAAGAGAAGCATTTATGCTGTTTAAACAAAGCGAATATGAATGTTTAGACAACGATAGTCAAGCTATAGATTTACTTTCTTCAGTAAATAGTAAACTTATAGGTTTACAAGAGTATGGTAATATCCACGAAAAGACAATAACAGATGTCATTTTATCGTTAAACCACTCAAGAGATAAGGCACAAAGCGGAGAGTTATTAGGTTATGATACTGGATTTAGTGAGCTCAATAATACTTTAGCTGGATGGTGCCGACCAGACTTTGTAGTTATTGCTGCAAGACCAGGAATGGGTAAGACAGCTTTTATGCTTTCAAGTATTTACCACCTATGTATCTTAAATAAGATTCCTACGGCCATTTTTAGCCTCGAAATGAGCTCCGAGCAGTTAGTTGAAAGGTTAGAGTCAATAACGAGTGAGATACCCTTAAAACGCCTTAGAATGAATAGTTTGAATGACGCAGAAAGAAAGATACTACTAAAAACTGATGATAAGATATTACTATCCCCTCTACATATTGAAGATATGGGCGGTATAAGTATTTCGCAACTTAGAGCAAAGGCAACCATTATGAAGCAGAAGTATGGCATTAAAGTAATCTTTATCGACTACCTACAGCTTATGAGTGGACAAGGCAAAAACAACCAAAACCGAGAGCAGGAGGTGAGTTTAATAAGCAGAAGCCTTAAATCCTTAGCAAAAGAGTTACAAGTACCGATTATCGCCCTATCTCAATTATCTCGTAGAGTAGAGGAA